ATGTTATACTCCCATTGGCGATCGGATGTTGTTTTGTCTATCCGGACGGAGTGGAGGAGTCGGCGGCACTATGGGGTTCTTCGGAATCCCTAGGTGTCAAATAGGGAGGCCTAGTACGTCTACCTGGGGTAGTAACACAGACCAATCGAGATATCCCATCTGGTGTGTTATTACCTCAGGAGGTGCTAGAGGTTCGTACAGGACCTCCCGTCACTAAGGATCGTAATATATTTATGGTTTCAAGTTGCCCTTCACAGGCGCGATTCTTAGTGCATAACCATTGCCTGAAAAACTTGAAGAGGGGTCTTGTGGAGAGAGTTTTCTGTGTAGAGAGAGAAGGAAAGCTCACTCGCACTCCACAACCTGCCAAAGGAGCCTTTAAACGTCTTTCCCCGTTCCGGAAAGCAGTTTGTGAGAAGGTCGGAATTGCCCACCGTCTTGGGTATGATGGTTTTCTATCATACTACAATGGTGCGAAACTCCGTACTTACACACGAGCTGTGGAGAGTCTGCATATCTCCCCTGTCGCTGAACGAGATAGTCATTTGACCACTTTCGTCAAGGCAGAGAAGATATCGACGTCTAAAGGTGACCCAGCTCCTAGGGTTATTCAGCCTCGAAACCCTAGGTATAATGTGGAGCTTGGGAGGTATCTACGGCATATGGAATCCAAACTTATGAAGGCTGTAGACCATGTATTTGGTGAGACTACATGCATTAAAGGATATACTGCTGATGAGGTGGGGCAAATCTTTAGGGACAAGTGGGACAGGTTTGATAAACCTGTCGCAATTGGCCTTGATGCCTCACGGTTTGATCAACACTGTTCCGTTGAAGCTTTGCAATACGAGCATAGTTTCTACAGGGCCATGTACCCTGGCAACAAGCTACTTAGCAAGTTGTTGGAATGGCAACTCCATAATAAAGGCAAAGGTTATGTTCCTGATGGAACCATAACCTACCGTAAGGAGGGTTGCAGAATGAGTGGGGATATAAACACATCGCTTGGCAATTATCTTTTAATGTGTGCTATGATTCACGGATACATGCGTCATCTGGGTATTAATGAGTTTAGCTTGGCTAACTGCGGGGATGACTGTGTTCTAATTGTGGAGCGCAGAAATCTTAAGCAGATACAGGGTACCTTACCTGAGTATTTCCTTAACTTGGGATATACGATGAAGGTGGAACCCCCTGTATTTCAACTGGAAGAGGTTGAATTTTGCCAAGCACACCCAGTACAGTTTCAGGGCGGTTGGAAGATGGTCCGTAACGTCAGAACAGCCATGAGTAAGGATGTTCACTGTGTTAACAATATACGG